GGTTAGCAGTTGATGTTGCGCCATACTGCATAAAGAATATGCCGTTAGAGTCATCAAAGATACCAACACGTTGGTACTGCCCAGTTACAGAAGAACCAAAATTAACGTTGGATGCCATGTAAAAAGTCTTACCTGGCTGGTATCTATGGTAAGGACGGCTTTGACGAATTGTAATATCGCCTGGAGTATTACCTCCACCAATGTTCATTGATACGCCACCTAAACCTGGGTTTTGAACAATATAAGCTTGTCCAGATACGTTTTGAATCACGTTTTCCCAACGAAGAGGCTGAACGCCGTACTCAAAGTCGGCATCATAAATATTTTGTGATTGAGATACTTTTAACTTACCAACAACATCACGCAAGCGTTGTGGGGCAATGAATTGTGCTGCTCCATCAATACCTTCCCAATCCATCGTAGGTGTTTGAATACCTTGATTGGCAAAGCCAACAGCGTTTTGGTTGTAGTTGTCTTTCTGAGAAAAGAAAAAATTACGTAATGATAAACCCATAAAAACCCCTATTAGATTAAAGAAAGGGGGGACAGTGCCCCCCTAGCTATTAGTCGAAGTTACCGTATGGGTAAGTAGTTCCGTTACCAATATTAGTATCCGGTTGAACATACTGAACAATAATATTCATCTTTCCTGCGTTAACAGAAGTAAGTGAAGCAACAGTTAGTTTCAACGTAATAACCAATTGGCTAAACCATGTAGGTTGTTGACCGGGTTGGATGTTTTGCACATCTTGCAACATGGACTGAGCATTTGCATACTGAGTTGCTGTAAATGTAGCTGTTGTGCGACCAATGCTTGAACCCGTAATTGAGCCAGAAGTTGCGTATACACCAGCAGATGTAGCAAAATCGTTAGAAATGTAAGGCTGGATTGCGGTTACTGCATTTGTGCCGTCTGTAGGTTGAACAATATTGTCAAAATAAATATTTTGTATATATGAACCTTGTGGCAATAAAAATACTGCGCCGCGATAATTTGTACCGGAAGCATCAGCAGTGGGGGTATTACTTGTAACTGATGGACCTGTATTGCTAAATACACCAGACTGAGGAGCCCAAATAGTTGCTACTGAGTTAGGAATGGTATTTGATGTTGCAAATACACCAGAACCACCAGCATAACCAGCGGCTTGGTTTGTGGTCTTTGAATAATCTAAAAAAATTGATTGTGTTAATAGGACGTTACCAGCATCACGCTGAGGTCCAAAACGTTGATCGGCTGCCAGAATTGGCCCTTCGAATGTACTACGTCCCATGATATGAGTCCTTATGCAAAAGAAACCTTGTTAATCGTTGCATCGTCTGCTGGGCCAGTGGCAACAAGGTTGAAATCCCAGATAACTGAAATATACACTATTTTTGGCTGGTGTCAAGGAGTTTATTAGATTTTTTGAGGTTTTCTTCTTGGGTGATTACTCTTAGGTTCCAAGGTACATGGAGACCGCAAACCACATCTGAACGCAAAGGTACTATGTGGTCAACTACATATTGCTCTCCAGTTGTCTGTGTCATCGTAATTGCAATTTGGTACAGCTGGCGTATTTCTGATTTTTGTTTGCGCGTTAACCAAGGTGGTGTAGCTTCTCGGTGTTTACGCCTACGTGCTTTGGTATCCGCACGAACTTGCGTTTTATTATTTTCTTTCCATGTATTACGGTACTCACGTAACTGATCTGCTGGGCGTGTGGAAGCGCGTGCAATGACTTGATCTCTATTTCTAAGATACCACTCATTTTTACGGTCTTTAACTTGTTCTTGTTTGTTGTACTGTTTAAAGTACTCCGCACGGGTTTCGTTTCCTTTAGTCCACTCTACTTTTAAGCAATCAACGCATGAACCTTTAGTTTTGCGTAAAGCTATATGCCCATGTTTACAGGGTTGCCCAGTGAAATAATACTTACTGTTGGTTTTCTTTGCTTCTTCTCTTGTTGTAGGGTATTCCATATTAACTCCTGTGACTTAGTTACAGGTAATCATACCATAAATAAAATAAAAGAAAAAGGGCCCCGAAGGGCCCTATTTACGTCAAAAACTAATACTAGATTAGTAAGTTCCGTAGACTCCTAGTGGGTCTGACCAGCCAAATGAGTAACGCTCGCGCGCTTTGTACCTCACGTTGCCGGTATCGAAATCACCATCCATTGAGTTTTGCAGAGGTGTACGAACGAAGTGTTTAAGTCCGTTTGGCACGTCTGTTGTCAGGAACCATGCGTTTGTTGCTGTCAAGAAGTGGTTTACTGTGTAACCTTCAGGAACTACACCGTTGTTCTTAATAGCATTAATGTCGTTATTGTTTGTACCAATACGCAACTCTGTCTCTAAGAGGCGAGTAGCAACGAACTGTAATGCTGGTGGAACGATAAGTTTCTTAGGTTTAGCAGCGATCAAAAGACCACGCTCGTCTGTCCATGCAGCGATTTGAATAACGGCATTCTCTAAAGAAGTCTCATTCAAGTCAGCAGGGGTAGATGGGCTGTTGGAGTTTGTACCACCGTTAACAAGTGGGTGAGCTGAGCTGAACAAAGCAACACCGTCGCCGCCTGTGTAGGCGTTATTGAAACCGTTGTTTAAAACAGCGGCTGCTTTAACTTGCTTGGTGTATGCCATAGCACGAGCCAAACCTTTGGTGTAACGAGCAGACAAGCTGTCGTACAAGTTATCTTCAATCGCTTCTTCAGTGATTGAGAAACCCAAAGCAATGGTTTCGTGGTTATAGCGAGTTGTCCAGGCTTCTTGCGCATTGTCATAAGCAATGGCAGCGCCCTCGTTCTTAACAGGAGCCGCGGAGAAACCAGAAAGTTTGGTCTCTTCTTCGAATGAACGCTCAGAAGTCTCTGTTTCGTAGATTTCTTTGTGCTCTTCGCCGTAGCGTGCATACTCCAATCCGAACAATGCATTCAGTCCGGGGAGCAATTCTTTCAATAGTTGTGCGCGTGAAATAGCCATTTGTTAGCTCCTTTATTAAGCTGCTGTTGCGTTTAAGTAACCGTGGTAACCGAAGTTCCACTGTACTTGCACTTCAGGATAACCAACAAAGGACAAAGCTGTTCCTGCTGGGACGGTGATTGAAGCAGACAATGTTAAAGTTGTTGTGCTTACGTTGGTGACTGTAAGGAAGTTTGATGCCAAAGCCCCAGTAACACCAGGGATGATTAACTGCATGCCAGGGCTAATAGCCGTGTTAGAAGTTGTCATTGTCAGTGTTGAACTAGAAGAAGTAGCATTACCACTTGTAGCTGTAACAGTAACTGCTGAATCTGGAACTACGTTAACAACACGGAAAGGTGCTGTAGAAGTAACACGTGTGTTACCTTGTGTACCAGAAGTAATAACACCACCAGTCAAACCCATTGCTGAGTCACCAGTTGTAGTATTACCAGAAGCAGAACCACCATTAGAACCGTTAGTTACCAAGTACATGTTAGACCCAATGAAAGACGGGTTTACATAACCAATAGTAGCACCAGGTGTGTTAGATACAGAAGATGTACCTTGTGTAAGTACAGCGGCTTGGAACACAGCATAAGGATCATCAACAACGTAACCTTGCAGACTATTAGGTCCGTAGATAGTGTTAGTGATTGTGTTAGCTGCGTAAAACTGTGCGCGAACTGTTTGGCTCATTGAGTTGACGTATTGAGCGCCAACAAAAACACCGATAGTACCAGCAACAGGTGAAGACGCTGCGCCAAGAGTTGTAACAACTAATGAACCACCACTTGCTGTAACGACATCGCCGTCAAACATGTTGTAGCCATAGCCAGAAGCGATAGGAATGAGTCTGGTAGAACCAGAAAACACTCTACCACCAGCCAGCGATACGGGTTTTAGACCGTATGCTGCAGGAACGATAGGATATGCCATTTATAAATCTCCAAAAAATTTAAGTACCTTTACCAAAGGTCACGTTCGATCTGCGCTCTGCAAACAGAGGCATACGAGGATCACTCTGGCGCATAAAACTGTTATCTACGGATTCCATTTGGGCTTGATTTTGCTTAGCGTAATACTCATCACGTTGCTTTTCAAACTCAGTCGGAATACGACATAACAATAAACCACCTACCTCAATGTTGCCTTTAAAGCGACCTTCAGTAGATGCGTGCATCATTAACTCAGGATAATCAGACGCCTTGCAGGGCTCATATCCTTCACGCAGTTTAGAAGAAATGTTTCTCGCGTCAGCTTCGTTCAAAGTGCTTGTGCGAACATACCTGTGATTCCATCCTGGCCTAGGATTTGGTGTTGGCAAAAGGTCTGGAGGTCTCCAGCTCTCTTGACGTTGAAACGTCACCTCACGGCTATCTAGTTCACGATCTAAGCGGGATTGTTTGTTATCTGACATGATTAAGCACCTTTTCTAAGTAAAGCAACCTGTTTTGCGTATTGTTCTATGGGCACCCCTAGCTTGCGAGCTATGTCGGCTTCGGACTGCTTTAATTTAATACGGCCTGGCGGCGTGCTGCGAGAAGCGGGAGCTACTACAGACGCGGGTTTTGTAGCACGACGGGTAGGAGGTTCATACTCTTCTTCATCGGTAATTTGTTGGCTCTGTTCACTTTCAAAGTGTTCAGGAAATCTTTTTCTCATTGTTTTATCAATGAGCTGGAAATACTTTTCAGTACCCACGAAGTCTGTACCATACTCTCTTTGAAGCTTTTTGTCAAGCCCCACAGCAGATGCAGTCATTTCTTCGTCAACTCCGTACCAATCATTGTTGTCATCTACCCACTTTTGAGTACGTGGGTGCAATCTTAATTGTTCGGGTTGTTGAACTTGGGCTGGTTGGAATTGTCGTTCCTCGACCTCCACAGGTTTCATATCAGAGACACGGCTTGCTCGAACTGTTGCTTCAGCAATAGCGGCTTGGGCTTCGGCTTGCGCCTGTGCATCCCCTGCCTCGTATGCCTTAGTAAACTTTTCTTTAGCTGCGGCTAACTGAACTTCTGCTGCATGTTTAGAAGTTTCAATATATGCTTTGGAACCTGTAGAAAGT